ACAAACTTGTCTATGACGCTTCTACTGGTGAGATTAGAGACGATAGAAAACATATGTCTATGCTCGAAGATTTTTGGTTGCCTCGTAGAGAAGGTGCAAAAGGTACTGAAGTTTCTACACTTGCAGGTGGTCAAAATCTTGGTGAGATTGCTGATGTACAATACTTTCAAAAGAAATTATACAAATCTTTGAACGTGCCAATATCTAGAATGGAATCAGAGAATGGTTTTAATTTAGGTAGAGCTGCAGAGATTACTAGAGATGAACTTAAATTTACAAAGTTTGTACAAAGATTAAGAAAAAGATTCACACAATTATTTCATGATATATTAAAAACACAATTAGTTTTAAAAGGTGTGATGACTATTGAAGATTGGTCAAATGTAAAAGAACATATACAGTATGACTATTTAAGAGATGGATATTTTTCTGAATTAAAAGACGCAGAGATATTAAGAGAAAGATTAAATCTTGCAAACGAGGTTAGTCCATATGTCGGTAAATACTTTTCTGTTGAATATATCAGAAAGAATGTATTAAGACAAAGCGATGATGATATTATTGAAATAGATAATCAGATTCGTGATGAGATTAAACAAGGTATCATCGCTGCTCCTGAAGGTCAAGATATGCAGGATGAGGGCGAAGATACCGATATAAATATAGGAGATAATTAATTATGTCAAATGATAATGTAAAAACAATGGTTGATTCACTTGCAGACGGCGATAATGTCGCAGCTCAAGACGCATTTAAAAGTGCTTTATCTGATAAAATAGGTAGTGCTTTAGATGATAAAAGAATGACTGTTGCGAATGACTGGTTGAACGCAGCTCATGAGACAGAGGATTTAGAAAAAAATGCTCAGTTAAATGACAAGCCTCAAGAAGCAGAATCTAGTGAAGAAGATCCTGTTGAAATAGACAATGATGAGGAACCAAATGAACAACCTGTCGTTTCAGAAGTTTAAAACTGAAATTAATGAACGCAGGTATATCGGACCTGAGGGAACTAAAGAGTTTAAGAAATTATCTCCAAAGTTGAAATCAGCGATTCGTGATGTTTACAGTATGATTGATAAAACACCTGATCCTCTTTTAGGTAAGATTGAAGGTATTATCAATCAAGTAGCAAAAAAACAAGGAGTTAAAGTATCTGATATAGAAGATTACTTTGATAACGAAACAATAAAGTAAGGAAAACAAAATGGGAATTAGTACAAGAACACTAAAAGATAGTGCGTTAGAATCTGGTAGTGGTGCTCAAGGTGGTAAAGTTACTATTTTAGTAAACATGGATGACAATACTACTGAGAACTCAAACATACTTGACGCAAGTGGTTTAGCAGGTCATGCTAATGGTGCAAAACTAGATATCACTAGAATATGGTGGCAGTTAGTACAAGGTACTGCTGATGACAATACAGGTCATGTGCAGATACAATTTAAAGGTGCGTCATCAGATACTACAGCGATTCAACTTGCAGGCACAGGACATTATGACGGTACTGCTGGTAAGATTACTAATAACGCAACGAATACAACAGCGACTTCAGGAGACTTAGAGTTGAGTGCTTTTGGAACTTCTGGTAGTGTAATTATCGAATTAAGAAAAGACGAATCATTTACTGCATAGGTTTTTCTTATGGCGATTACGAACACTAAGGTTGTTGATACCACTTCGAAATATATAGTGCAATCGAAGGGTATCGGAAACGAAGAAGATCAAATCGTAGTTGACGCTGAAAAACTAACAAGTGGTAATAACGAATCAAAAGTAAGTTTGATAGAGTGTTATTATCAAATTAAAGGCACAGGAACTTTAAAGTTTAGTGCTGATAGTGAGACAGATGATTTGAGTTTAACTGGTAATGGTAAATATGGTTTAAGACCAGATCAGTTAAAATTTGGAAATGATAAACAAGTAAAATTAACAACTGATTCAAATGTTAAAAGTTACTTGTTAATTACAGAATTTAGGAGAAACTAAAATGGCAGATGTAGTTACATCACAAACTATTGTAGATACAGTTGGTGTTAAAACAGTTATGAAGTTCACTAATATTAGTGATGGCTCTGGCGAAACACTTGTAACAAAAATGGATGCGAGTGCTTTGAATTTTATGTCAGAGGATGCAGAAAGAGTTTTATCAAAAATATACTGGTCAGTAAATACTACAAATGGAAAATCTGGTGTAGAATTATTATGGGCAGGTAGTGGAACAAATGCTGCTAATGCAACGATAGGATTTTTCTCAGGCACAGGTTTTCATGATTACTTTGTTGCTGGTAATAGTATACCAAATAACGCAACACTAACAGCAAACACATCTCCAGCAGGTGATATATTATTATCAACAAAAGGTTTTGTGTCGGGAGATAACTATACAATAATCTTAGAAATAAGATAATTAAAAAAAGAAGGTGGAGAAATGAAACTAATTACAGAAACAATCGAAGATGTCCAAGTCTTGACCGAAGAAAGAAACGGCAAGAAAGATTACAAAATTAAGGGTGTCTTTATGCAGGCGGATATCAAGAACCGTAATGGTCGAATTTATCCTGTCGAAACTCTAGCAAGAGAAGTAAGAAGATATACAAAAGAGTTTATAGATAAGAAAAGAGCTTTTGGTGAGTTAGGACATCCTGACGGACCAACTGTGAATCTCGAAAGAGTTTCACACATGATTACTAGTTTAGAACCTGAAGGTAAAAACTTCATTGGTGAAGCGAAAGTCATGGATACACCATATGGTAAAATTGTCAAAAATCTTATTGACGAGGGTGCTGTATTAGGTGTGTCATCAAGAGGTATGGGGTCTATCAATCAACAGGGCGGAAGAAACTTTGTTGGTAAAGACTTTTATCTCGCAACTGCAGCTGATATAGTTGCAGACCCCTCAGCGCCTGACGCTTTCGTAGAAGGCATTATGGAAGGCAAAGAGTGGGTGTGGGACAACGGCATACTGAAAAGTATGGAAGTTGAACAATATAAAGAAGAAATCGAAAAAACTAAACGAGAAGAATTAGCGGAAGTTAAAGCAGATATCTTCAAAGACTTCATCAAGAAATTATAAACCTACGCAGCTTTGTTGAAAAGCGTAGGGTTTAAGATGGTAGTTTGTATAAATAATAGTAAGAAAAAAAATTAATTAATTTTTAATAAGGAGAGACCGAATGTCTGAAACCGAAGTAAAAAAAGAAGTAGAGGCAGTTGAAGAGCAGAAGTCTGTGGTAAACAAAGACGCTGTTGCAGCTGAACCTACTCACCTTAAAAATGACGCTGAGGATTTGGGTAAGGCAGTAGTTAAACCTACTGATCCTGATGGCCAAACAGCTGCGGACAAGGTAAAAAAAGTATCAGACCAGGTTAATAAAGACGCAAAGGATGGATCTTTACCAAAAGATCATAAACCTGCGGGCATGAAAGAAGAAGAAGCTGAAATCGAAGGCGAAGAAATTGCTGAAGATAAGGAAGAATCTACTGAAATGAATATTGACCTATCTGATGATGTTAAAGCATTAGTTTCAACAGACGCAGACCTTTCTGAAGAATTTAAAGAAAAGGCTGCAACAATCTTTGAGACTGCTGTTAAGACAAGAATACAAGAACAGGTTAAAGTAATTGAGGCTCAGTATGAGAAAAAACTTTCAGAAGAAACTGAAACAATAAAAGAAGCGATGACTGAAAAAGTTGATTCGTATCTAAACTATGTTGTTGAAGAATGGATGAAAGAAAATGAACTCGCAGTAGAAAGAGGTATTCGTACCGAGATCGCTGAAGATTTCATTACTGGTCTTAAATCTTTATTCAAAGAACATTATATTGATGTTCCAGAAGAAAAGTATAACGTACTTGACGACTTAACAAATCAAACAAAAGACTTAGAATCAAAACTTAACGAACAGATTGAAAAGAATGTAAATCTAACTAAGGAAGTTTCTGATCTACAAAAGAGAGAAACAATCGCTGAAGTATCTGAAGATTTAACAGATACAGAAACAGAGAAGTTTGTCTCTATGGCTGAGAATGTTGAGTTCGATAGTGCTGAAAAGTTTAAGGAAAAATTAGAGACTATTAAAGAATCTTATTTCCCTAAAACAAAATCAGAAGTAGCAGAAGAAAATTCTGTTGATTCTGTGGCGGCGAATGAACCTGCTGTAGAAGCAAGTTCGGATGCTATGGCTGCATATACAGCCGCAATATCTAAAAACCTTAAGGCTTTAAAGGCTTAATGTTTTTTAACAATTAGTAAATATAGGAGAGATAAAAATGTATCTTACTGAAAACTTACAGGAAAAGTGGCAGCCAGTCCTAGAACATCCAGATTTGCCAAAAATCGAAGATGCTTATAAAAGAGCTGTAACTACTGTGATTTTAGAAAACCAAGAGAAAGCAGTTAGGGAAGACAGAAGCTTTATGGCTGAGGCCGCTCCTGCAAACCAAACTGGTTCTAACGTGGATAACTTTGATCCAGTATTAATTTCGTTAGTCAGAAGAGCTATGCCAAATCTTATCGCATACGATATTTGTGGCGTACAACCAATGACTGGTCCAACAGGCTTAATCTTTGCTATGAAGTCAAGATTTGGTTCACAAGCTGGTGCAGAAGCACTATTTGATGAAGCAGACACAGACTTTTCTGCAAGAGACGCTGCTGGCGACACAGGATCACCTGACGCACAATCAGGTACTAACCCTGCAACACTAAACGATTCACCATCTGCTGGAACTTACACAACTGGTTCTGGTATGACTACTGCTCAGGCAGAAACACTTGGTGATGGTTCTGATGAGTTTGCTGAAATGGCATTCTCAATCGACAAGGTAACTGTTACTGCAAAATCTAGAGCTCTAAAAGCAGAGTACACTATGGAACTTGCTCAAGACTTAAAAGCAATCCACGGTCTAGACGCTGAAACAGAACTTGCGAACATCCTTTCAAGTGAAATCTTATCTGAGATCAACAGAGAAGTAGTTAGAACTATTTACTCACACGCTAAAGCGGGTGCTCAAGTAAATACAACAACTGCTGGTATCTTTGACTTAGATACAGATTCAAATGGTCGTTGGTCAGTTGAGAAATTCAAAGGGTTAATGTATCAATTAGAGAGAGACGCTAACGCTATCGGTCAACAAACTCGTAGAGGTAAAGGAAATATCATCATCTGTTCAGCTGATGTTGCTTCTGCTTTACAAATGGCTGGTGTTTTAGATTACGCTCCTGCATTGAACACAAACTTAAATGTAGATGACACAGGTAACACTTTCGCAGGTGTTCTTAACGGTAAATTTAGAGTGTATGTTGACCCATATGCTGCTAATGTTGCTGCTAGTCAATACTATGTAATCGGTTACAAAGGAACTTCACCTTACGATTCTGGTTTATTCTACTGCCCATATGTTCCACTACAAATGGTGAGAGCAGTTGGTCAGAACAGTTTCCAACCAAAAATTGGATTCAAAACTAGATACGGAATGGTTCAAAATCCTTTTGCTACATCAAACGGAACTGGTGCTCTTGATAACTCAGGCGCAGTTGCTGCTGGTGAACAAAACCTATACTACAGACGAGTTAAAGTTACAAACATTATGTAATTTCGATTCCTCTCGGAAAATTAAAAAGGGGCTTCGGCCCCTTTTTTTTAGCCTTTTTTTTCTCTTATAAATAGTAGTATGACAACAACAAATATAATCAATAGAGAACCGTCTAAAAGAGATTATGCTAGTCCTGTTCAGTTTAGATTTAAAATAACTAAACTACCACTAGTAGAGTTTTTTATACAAAGTGCAAACATACCAGGCATATCTTTAGGTTCAGCACAACAAAATACACCTCTGTATGATATACCAATACCAGGTGATAAAATCACATATTCTTCTTTAGACTTATCATTTATTGTTGATGAAAATTTAAATAATTACAAAGAGATTCACGACTGGTTATTAGCATTAGGTTTTCCTAATAATCATACACAATTTGCAAACTTACAAGCTGAAGGATCAGATAGAGTTCCAGGATCAACTGCAGGTCCAGTTGTGCCTGGTGTTTCAACACCAGCACCTCTTGCTGAAACTGGCACATACTCTGACGCAACACTAACAGTTTTAAATAGTAAAAATATTGCAAAGACAGAAATAAGATTTCAAAATGTTTATCCTACATCTTTATCTAGTTTAAGTTATGATGTAAGACAAACAGATATTGATTACATACAAGCTAATGTAAGTTTTCAATATATGAATTATGATATAGTACAAATATCTACTACATAGTAGTAAAAATATAGGATGATATATAATGACAAAAGCATTTTGTTTTGGCAACGGCAACTCTCGTAAAGGTCTAAATCTAGACTATTTTAAAAAACATGGCACAGTAATAGGCTGTAATGCAGTCTATCGTGATTTTACACCAGATATTGTTGTAGGATTAGATTCAAGAATAGGTCATGAGATATATCGTTCAGGTTATGCACATAAACACACTTGTTATTTAGGATATTGGACACCTGTGCCAATATTTGTTGCAAAAGAAATGTTGAAAACGATGGCAGATAAAACTGATATAGTTTGGAATGATAGCGAACAAGTTGTTTATCACGGTGCCGATGGGGTGTTTACTCTCACAAAAGGTCATAATTTAGGCATAACTTATATCACAGGTGTTAAACATCCAGACAAAGTGAAAGATATAGAACCAGATGTAGATGGTTTTGCATATGCGACAGGATCAAGAAGTATTCATCTTGCGTGTGAGTTGGGTGCCAAAGAAGTTTATATTATTGGTCATGATTTATATAGTTTAGATGATAAAATAAACAATGTATATGCTGGCACAAATTGTTATGCTGATAAAGATGCCGA